CTTAAAGCATAATTGCCTCCACTGACTTTTTTCAAAGACAGGTGTGGATAAAAATATCCTAAATTAAGTTAAAACTTAATCCAGTTAATTAAGAAAAGTCAAAAAACTGATCTTTTCATCGTGTAGATCGATATTCGATGATACCGGGTTGCGCCTGGAACGATATCATGTCTAGGAGGAGCACTATCTTCGATAGTGTCCCCCCGAACATATATACAGTACACAGGATAGACCCAATCACTAAGCTCCGGCAAAACTATTCGCCGAGGGTTCGTGACGAAGGTATCAAAGAATCCGCCTTCATAACCTAACCTTTTAAGTTTTCGGGACGTTCGGAGTTGGTATGAGCCAATTAAGTGGCCATCACCAAAACCATTCGGTCCGTAGACAAGAAAGGACTGTGGTATATATTGGAGAATGAACCGAGCAAGCTCAGGTTCACAATTTCGTATACACCAATTATGGAATATGAAGAGGACACGAACACTTATCTGATCCTTTAGATAAAATGGTCGTATATCATTCCCGAAAAGAAAGTCAGCACCGCAACTTTCCCGAAAGGGCCCGTCCACAAAAGACTTTGTTGAATTCACAACAAAGCCACAATAGGACAAAACCTCTTTGAGTAACAGGGTGGCTTCGGATGGGATAATTATATCATCACCGAAGACGCTAACTTTTTTAGTATCCAAGCCCAAATGGGTGCACACAGCATGGGATAAGGAGTAAAATATAAGAGACTCTAATTCAAAAGTATAAGAATTACCCATACTTGAGAATTTTTGTAACTTATAGATATCCCCCTTATATTCAACTGTCCCAGTACGGAAACGATCCAAAAGATCGAACCAGTCCATGGGCAAAAGGTGCAAAACCAATCCATAGGAAATTGTGTCCGAAGCAGATGCAAGATCGATTGTCGATAAATTATCTTCAATAGATCCTTCACATGCAAGGTTCTGATTTCGTGTTTGGTCTCTAAGATCAACTCCAAAAAGCTTCAAACGATTTTTTAAGTGTTTACCGATTCCTTGTTGGCCAAAGCCATTAAGGGTAGGTTCCACTACAATAGATCGTTGAGTTTTTGAACTTTTTGGTACAAATTGCAACTTACCATGGGTTACATGAAGCTCAACCGTTGAATCATTGGAATGAGCCTGTAACCAACCTGGGAATTCTGCTAAGAATTCCTCAGCATGGGGTAGCAAGCTGTAACTACACGCTAACTTAGCTTCGAGC